ATTCGTAAACGGCGCGTTTTTCTGTCATTCGCTAGAAGACGAACACCGCGACGAAAAGGTCAAAGGCGAAACCCGCATACCTGCGGGCACCTACATGCTAGGCGTTCAAGAGAACGTCACCCCCCTAACAAAGCGCTACCGTTCGAAGTACGATTGGTTCGAAAACCATCTACACGTCAAAGACGTGCCAAACTTCGAAAGTATTTACATTCACATAGGAAATGACGAAAAGACAACTGACGGTTGCTTAGTGGTTGCGGATTCAGCCAACAACAACACAATAACCAAAGGTTTCATAGGCAGTTCAACGCCAGCGTTCAAGCGTCTATACGAAGAAATCTACCCTAAAATAAAAATAAAGCCGGGAGTAATTCGCTACCATGACGAATGCGGTTTCACGGGTGTTTTTCGTGGATAGCGAAGAATTGATTTTGAAACAACTTGAAGCTATTGGCGAAGACGTCAGTGAGACTAAAGAACAAGTCAGTGAAATAAAGGTCGAAGTGGCTGAAATTAGGGCTTACCAAAAGACCCACTATTCGACACTAAACAACCACGCGTTGCGCTTGCACGACCTTGAAACGGCGTTGCAAGGCGTGAAAACGAAAGTTACGGTGAATAGTTTCGTGATAGGGCTTGCCGGTTTTGTGGTAGGTTCTCTTCTAGTCGGCGCGATCGGCTACTTTTTTAAGGTGGTGTAGATTATGAATCCAGCAATTTTTGAACTAGCGGTCGGCCTGGGCGGCAAAGCCTTAGACCTGTTTTTGACTAAGAAAAAGAACGAAGGAATAGCGAGTGAAAAGCCGCAATTCGACCCTAGCGCGACAACGATCATTCAGCACACCAAAGCCGTTGCAGCACACGAAGCGCAAAGCCGACAAATAGCGCCGGCCAAAAGCGGCATAATCACGGTCATTGGAACCGTGCTTTATTTAGCCGTTCAGCAAGGCTACATTTCGCCCGCTTCTATGCAATGTATGGTTGATTCTGCGCAAGAAGTTCAAGCGCGAGTGATCGAACAGCAACAAGAAGCTAAGCAGTAATGCCCGCAGGTGTAGCAAAGCGAAACGGCAAGTTTCGTGTTGTCGAACCTAACGGGCGTTTAGTCCGCAACAAGGCGGGCACCCCGGTTGACGGGGGTGGGCACGCTTCCAAAGCTAAGGCAACGGCGCAAGCAAGGGCGGTGAACACCCCCAAGCGTAAAAAGGCGCGTAAACGAAAAACCTATGGCTAACGTTGAAAAGATCACTGACAAGAACCGTGAATTTATAAGACAGTATTTTCTAAATGACGGGAACGGCACAAAAGCCGCGATTGCCGCAGGTTTAGGCGGTCAGAACCCGCAACAATACGAAAGCAAGCTTCTTCAAAAGCCGCTTATCAAAGAAGAAATCGAAAAAGAACGCCAACGAATAGCCGACGCGTTTGTCGTTAAAGCGGCACAAAAGAAACGCTGGCTAGTGAAAATCGTAGAAAAGTGCTTGGGCGAAGACGAAGACGACTTCGAACCCGAATTGGACGAACTAGGCATACCGATTGAAGACGAGACTGAAACCCGTCGGAAGCTTTTCATGCCTGACCAAGCAATACGCGCGATCGGCGAACTAAACAAAATGGAAGGTGATCATGCCGCAGTCAAAGCAAGTATCGGGGTCGTTGCCGACGTTTCCGAAACTGCGGACAATGCGGGACTGCAAAGTTTTGCTGAAAGAGTTGAAACACTGTTCCAAAGCGGAACAAAAGGCGATTCTTAGGCATTACTTCCGCACCGACCTATTTTTCTTGCTTTACGCAGGGCTAGGTCGCAAAGACGTGTACGACCCTTGGCTTTTCGCTAGGTGTCGCGAAGTTCAAGAAGAACCTGACGGTATGCTTGATCTTTGGGCGCGGGAGCATTACAAGTCGACGATCATCACGTACGCAAAGACGATTCAAGATATTCTTGCCAGCCACGGTGACGACCCGTTGCCAAAGTGGAATGGCAAGGAAATAACGTTCGGTTTGTTTTCACATACCAGGCCGAACGCTAAAGGCTTTCTAGGCCAAATAAAAACAGAACTTGAAGGCAACCGTTTGTTGCAAGATTGCTTCCCTGACGTTCTTTTCGCTAACCCCCAAAGGGACGCGCCGAAATGGTCGGAAGACGGCGGGATAATCGTCAAAAGACGGTCAAACCCGAAAGAAGCAACGGTCGAGGCCTGGGGGATTGTGGACGGTCAGCCGACCGGCAAACACTTTGACGTCTTGATTTATGACGACCTTGTCACCGACAAGACCGTCACAAGTGAAGATATGCGCGCGAAAACAATGTCGCAACTAGCGCTAAGCTACAACCTTGGTGCCCATGGCGGCGTCAAGCGGTTTATCGGTACGCGTTACCATTTACACGACGCCTACAAAACGATCATTGAACGCGGTACGGTTAAAGTCCGAAAGCACGCAGCAACCGAAGACGGTACCGTCGACGGGGTGCCGGTGTTCTTGGACGATAAAACGTTGAAAGAAAAACGTCGGGACATGGGGCCTTTCGTTTTCGGGTGCCAAATGTTGCAAAATCCACAAAGTGAAGACAACCAGAACTTCGACGTTTCATGGTTGCGCTTTTGGAAGAAGCAACCGCAAAAACTAATAAACGTTTATATTGTTTGTGACCCCGCAAGCGGTCGAAACAAGAAGAAAGGCGACTACGTCACTTTTTGGGTGATTGCCTTAGCTTCAGACGGCAACTACTACGTTTTAGACATGGTTCGGGACCGGTTAAACCTGACCGAACGCACAAAGATGCTTTTCGAGTTGCACCGCGAGTGGCAACCGAAAGCCGTAGGCTACGAAGCTTACGGGATGCAAGCGGACATTGAACACATTGAATACGTTCAAGAAGACGAAAACTACCGCTTCAAAATAGTACCGCTAGGCGGCACCATGGCGAAGAACGACCGGGTGCGCAAATTGGTACCAATTTTCGAAATGGGTCGAATGTTCTTGCCTGAAAAGTTAGTGAGAACTAACACAAGAGGCGAAACGCAAGACCTAGTTCAAATTTTCATTCACGAAGAATACGAACCTTTCCCGGTTGGTATTCACCCCGACATGCTGGACTCACTGGCTAGAATAGTGGACCCGGATTTAGGGGCTAAATTCCCTAAGAAGAAAACGCGCGTGCGTGCTAGACATGTACCCGCAGTGAATTACATATAATGCCAAAGCAAACCAACACCGCAGACGAGACTTTCCAGAAAGACTTGAACAAGATTTCTGAAAGCTGGAACCTGACCGAATACCAACGGGACAAGTCCAATGAAAGCATTCGTTTCGTCGACGTAACGGGCGGCCAATGGGAAGACGGCTACAAACGTCAGTTTGCTAATCGTCCCCGCATGGAAATGGACATGGTCAGCCGCGCAATCAACCGTTTCAACGGTGAGTGGAAAAGCGGGCGTTTTTCGGTCAAGTACCTACCTGACGACGAAATCACAAGCGAAAAAGATGCTGAAATTCTAAACGGTCTTTTCCGTCGCGATTGGCGTCGCGATAACGGCAACCAAAGCGCAGACAACGCAGTGAACGAAATGTCCAAAGGTGGCCTGGGCGCAATGCGTCTTTCTTCGCGTTACCTAGTCGAAGACGACCCTGACGACAAGCGTCAAGTGATCACGTTCAAGCCGATCTATAACGCTTACAATACGGTCGTTTGGGACCCGCAAGCCAAGGCTGAAGACAAAAGCGACGCAAAATGGTGCGCCGTGCTAACCAGTTACACACAAGACGCGTTTGAAGAAGCCTTCCCCGGTTATCAAGCCGCGTCAGCATTCACCCCCTTAAATCGCGATATTTTCAACCTGAACAATATGCGAATGGTGTATGTTGCTGAATTTTACAAGGTAGAACACAAAAAAGGCCTGGCGTTTAAATATGTGAACGACCTGACCGGCGAAAAACGCACCGTGTTCAGGGACGAAGTCAAAGACGTACTAGGCGAATTGGCTGACCTTGGCTTCAAGAAGCGAAGCGAAAGACGCATTTCGAAGCGCACAGTGACTAAAGCACTTATGTACGGCGGCGGGTACATTGAAAAGCCTAAGCGCATTGCGGGCAAGCGAATTCCTGTAGCCCCGCTTTACGGCTACCGATCGTACGTTGACGGGCAAGAATACTGGTACGGCATGGTCGAAAAGAACAAAGACGCGCAACGCCTTGTCAATATGGGCTTTTCAAAGAACGCTGAATTTTCAGCGACTAGCGCGAAGTCTATGCCTATCTTCACCGACGATGAAATCGCGGGCAAAGAAGACCAATGGGCGAAAGCGCACCTTGGCGAAACTAATTACATGACCGTGAATTCGGTAGACGAAGACGGCGAACCTATTAGCCCTAGAAACTACCAATACACGCAACCTGCGCAAGCGGACCCGAACACCCAAACCATGCTTCAAGGCGCGGCAGCGTTCATTCAGGGGCAAGCCGGTGCTGAACCGCAAGAAGTCACTGACCCGGAAGCAAGCGGTAAAGCTATCAATGCCGCCCGTGTTGTCGAAGACATGGTCACTTATACGCTTTTGGACAATATCGCCGAAATGATGGTGAACGTCGGCAAGATTTATCATTCAATGGCCGATGAAATTTACGCCGAACAGCGGTTCGAAAAGCTTGTGGCTGAAGATGGCACCGACACGTCGGTACTATTGCAGCAATACGTTCTTGATCGTCGTCAGCAACGCTTCGTTCGTGTGAACGACATCGTTGACAAGACGTTCGAAGTGATCGTTGAAACCGGCCCAAGCTTCGCAAGCCGACGTCGTGAAACGGCTGAATTGCTGAAAGACATTTTGTCTAATACTGCGACCGATTCGGCCTACCACCCTGTTTTGTATGCTGCTTTGATTGAAAACGTTGACGGGCCAGGAATGGAAGGCGTCAAGAAGTTCAACAAAAAGCAAAAAATTCTTTTAGGTATCGAAGAACCTGAAAGCGAAGAAGAAATTTTAATGGTTCAACAAATGAGCCAGCCGAAAGAACCTTCAGCCCAAGAAAACTATTTTGAAGCTGAAGCGGAAAGAGCAAGAAGCGAAGCGGTTAAAAATCAAACCGACTCGCTTGAGAATGTTGCGAACTCTACCCTAAAAGGTGCGCAAGCCGAGAAGACGAAAGCCGAAACGGCTGACATCATGGCGGGTATTGAACGCGACAACGCAGAAGCGGGGGTGAAATTTGCAAGTTCACTTCGGCTTCTTAATCGCCGTGCGGGCGATTTAATCCCTGCCATCTAGGTGTATAGATGAGTAGCCCGCGTAAGCGGCTTAACCCTGCTAGCTAGGAGTAAAGCTACGATGTCAGATAAAGACAAACCCACCGACAACGGTGAGGAAACTAAAACGCAAGAACAGCTTCAGCAAGAAGCCGAAGCTAAAAAGAAAGCTGCGATAAAACGTAGGCTTGACAAAAAAGCCCGGCGAACCGCCGAACAAGAAGAGGCCGAACGCAAGCGCATTGAAGCGATTGAAGAAGAAAACCGAATCTTGAAGGAAAAGGTGAACCCGGCACCGGCAACCAAGCCGACCCTTGCCGACTATGGCGACAATGTTGAAGGTTATGAAAAAGACCTGAACCGTTGGTACCAAGGTCAGAAAGCGCAAGAAGTCAAAGCGGGGGTGTCCGAGGGTGTGAAAGCGCACCAACATAGTCAAGCTATCGAAAGTCAAAATGCTAAGGTTCAGGCCCGTATCGACGAACATTACGTCAAAGCGGCTGAAGCTAACATTGAAGGCTACGACCAGGCCGAAGAAAATGCTTTGGAATGGTTAGGTGAAGCGGTCGTTGAAGGCATAATCAACGTCACTGACAACGCACATGAAGTGATTCATTTGCTTGGCAGTAACCAAGATGAGGCCGACAAACTTCTTGATATTTTGAAAGAAGACAACGTACGCGGCACTGCGGCGATCGGGCGTTTGTCCGCGAGGGCGGCCAAGTTTCACGAAAAAGATGAAAACGACGACCTTGACCCCGAAATAATACCTGAAGGCGGCAATTTGCCGGTGAGTGATGCGGCCCTGAAAAGGAAGCATGACAAACTAGTAGCTGACTGCGCGGCAGGTAAAGGCGACATGAAGCAACTGGCTAAAGTGCGCGCTGAAATGCGGGAAAAGGGTCTGATTGAGTAAAAATAGAACCCTTTAAACCTTTTTAGTTGAGTAAAAATTATGAGTAACTTTCCAAAAGAAGTAGTTGTTGCGTTTAGTGATGGCGTAAAAGGCTTTGATTCTGACAACATCGTAGCCAAGCAAACAAGTCGAACCCGTCCGGGCAATGAACAGCAATTCCGTTCAGCGTTCACCGAATGGCGTGTGACTGAAATGATTTCAAGAACCGTTGACGGTTTAGACATCACGTCTGAACTAGGGCGCGAATTGACTGAACTTTCAATCCCGTTCGATATTGACATCATTCCAAACGTACCGTTCACGCTTAACGCGCAAGAATTGAACGACCCGTCTGAAGTGACTAAGAAAGTCAAAAGTGCTGTCAAAGCGCTAAGTGCTAGACTGAACCGCGACGTTTTCGACGTGCTTTTATTCGAAGCCGGCCAAACAGTTACACAAGCGGGCGCTTTAGCTACTTACAACGACGTTGCTGCGTATGAAAATTCGCTACTTCGTCAAGACTTGCCTGAAGAATCAATGAAAACTTTGGTTCTAAACTTGAAAGATCACACCACAGTTGCGGGCAACTTGGCCGATCGTTCAGACATGGGCAACAAAGTGCTAAGTGCGTACGAACGTTCTTTGGTTAGCATGTCAGCCGGTTTTGATATTTTCAGAACAAGCTACACGCCTTTATTGACTGCGGCGGCACCTGCGGGCGCTGTTACAGCAAACGGCGCGCAGTCGCATGTACCTGTAGGTAGCGTGTTAAACGCTCAAAACCGACCTACTAACGTTGACAACCGTTTCTTCGACCTTGTCGTGAACGATACTACCGGCCTTAAAGCTGGCGACCGTTTCACCGCAGGTGTTCAAGAAGTGTCTTTGATCAACAAAGAACCTACCGGCGAATTGCGTACCTTCACCGTTCGTGAAGTAGTTGACGGTACAACTATTCAAATTTCACCTGCACCAGTGGACGCAAACGGGGCGACTCTTCCAGAACAAGAGTACGGCAACGTCGACGGCCCTATCGCTAACGGTGAACCGCTTGTGTTCTTGAACACTGCCGACGCTAAAGTGAACGCGTTTTGGGAAAACGACAACGTTTGCGTAAACATCGGAAACTTGGCGGTTGAAGGCCTGGCGGGTGTTAACACTATGACCGACACTACCGATTCAGGCGTACAGCTTGTGATCGCGTACGAAGGTAAAGTGGGCAACTTTACAAACCAATACCGTGTGACGGGCTTTTGGGGCGTAACCATGAAAGAACCTATGAAAGCGGGTATTGGCTTAGCGAATCAGCCGTAAGCTTTCAATCTAGCTAATTCCCTAGCTAGTTAGTGTGTAAAAATGCCGCCTTCGGGCGGCATTTTTAATTTCCAAAAACAGAATTCAGGAGTGCATACCGTGACTAAAAACAAAGACGCACGAAATGTCATAAACCAAGAAAAGGTGTTCAGTGAATACCCGAAAAAAGTTGAAGACCCGGACGGCGTTTTCGTTTTAGCTAAAAATGCGACGCAAGAAAAGTGCATAAAAGAGGGCAAGCCGTTTCCGGCTGAAGAAGCCAAGCCTAAACAGGAAGACAAAGGGCCGGCAGAATACCCGAAAAGCATCGAAGTGACCGTGGAAGACGAAGACGGCGAAGAAACGACTGAACGTCGCGTCGTTCGCTGCAAAGAAGAAGAACACGCGATTTTAAATGGCAAAGAGTGGGCCCCGGCTGAAGAAGAAACTGAAGTCGCGAAGCCTAAATCTGACGGGCCAGCGGAGTACCCGAAAATCGTCATTATTGACGGCGAACGTGTTCGTGTGCGCAATAAAGCCGAAGAACTGGCTGCCGTAGGCGAAGGCGGTGAAGGTGACGAAAATGGTCAAGGTGACGA